CTGCAATAGCTATCTACCACAGGAATTTTAGAAACATATTCACTATCTGGAGTGAGCGAGCTCGTCCAATTGTGACTGAAATATGCATTTTCTATAATTCCCGTTTTGGAATTTATTTTCTCAAGGCGCATTTTGGCTGTCTGCATCCGCCTAATGCTGTGTATTTTGCTGAAATCGTTGGTGAGGATGAATTCAGGATAGCCAATGTCGAAGGTTTCCAGATCGGTTATAATTTCAGAAAAAACCCGATGCATTTTATTTCTTTGGAAGAAATCGTGAATTTCAGCGTGAGATTGTAAAGGAATGATTCTGCGATCTTCTTTCCCATCTTCTGAAACATCTGACTGCCACAATTTAAAACCCTGGCCATAATGTGCGGCCCGGTTAAATTTATAACTAGAACCGCCAGCACCATTCTTTTTCAAAACCTCCATAAATTTTTGAGGATAGCGATTATCATCACCCCAGGGTGCGATTTTCCCACTGGAATTCGATCCTTTTTCTTCAACCGGGGTCGTGGTATGCGATTC